TAGCGAACAGTTTTAATACATCAAGAACCAATGCAGCTAATACTTTCCTACAAGCGAATGATGGAATCACATTAACCGCTGCTAGAAATTATACTGATCTAGCGAACAGTTTTAATACATCAAGAACCAATGCAGCTAATACCTTCTTGCAGGCTAACGATGGGATTACATTAACTGCAGCTAGAGCATACACTGATCTAGCGAACAGTTTTAATACATCAAGATTAGCTGATGCTAATACCTTCTTGCAGGCTAACGATGGGATTACATTAACTGCAGCTAGAGCATACACTGATCTAGCGAACAGTTTTAATACATCAAGAACCAATGCAGCTAATACTTTCCTACAAGCGAATGATGGGATTACATTAACTGCAGCTAGAGCATACACTGATCTAGCGAACAGTTTTAATACATCAAGAACCAATGCAGCTAATACTTTCTTACAAGCGAATGATGGAATCACATTAACTGCAGCTAGAAATTATACTGATTTAGCTAATACATTTGCTAGAAATTATACTGATGCAGCTAATACTGCAATGAAAAATTATGTTGATGGTAAAACTAATTTTAATAATTCAATTTCATTCGGTAACGATGTAAATGTATCAGGAAATCTTTATGTTCACGGTATTACAACTACATTTGATTCTACTAAATTAGTAATAAATGATAAAATTATTGAATTGGGTAATACTGCAGCCCCGACAGACTTAACAGCTGATGGTGGTGGATTACTCGTCAAAGGAACTACCGATAAAACATTTAATTGGTCAAATACAGCTGGTATTTCTAGTTGGGTAAGTTCTGAAAATTTAAATTTGGTTTCTGGTAAAACATATAAAATCGGTGGATCCGATGTTCTTTCTGCGACAACATTGAATTCCAGTGTAGTAAATTCTTCGCTTACTTCTGTTGGTAGGGTAACAAGTGGTATTTGGGTTTCTGCTATTGGTAATGTTACCGCAGCTAATTTGACGAATATTCCTTCTGCTAATTTAGCAGGAACTATTCCTTCTGTTGTTTTGGGGAATTCTTCTCATTATATTGGAACAACTGTAATAGCATTAAATCGTAGTTCTGGTAATTTGGGATTAACTGGAATTACTTCGGTTGCTCTTCCTGGTGCATCAAGCGGAACCATTACTTTACAACCTACAGCTGTTGCTGGTACAACAACATTAACATTACCTGCTAATACTGGTACATTAATTTCTACTGGGGATACTGGTACTGTTACTTCAGCTATGTTATTGGACGGAACTATCGTTAATGCTGATATTAGTGCTACAGCTGCAATTTCTACCTCTAAATTAGCTGCAAATACTATTTCTGGTATTGTATTAGGTTCTACATTAAATGCATTAGCTAATGGTTCAGGTTTGATCTGGAGTACCGGAACAAATTATACTGGTGCCGCAGCTGCAACATTAGGAATAGATAGTTCCGTAGTTACATTAACTGGATCTCAAACATTAACCAATAAAATTTTAACCGCTCCAACAATCACCGGCACAAAAGAAATTAAAGCAGCAATTGCTGCCTCTGACATCGATTGTGCAACTGGTAATTATTTTAGTAAAACCATTTCTGGTGTAACTACATTCACTGTGTCTAACGTTCCTTCTATCAACACTGCAATATCATTTGTATTGGATTTGACTAATGGTGGTTCATCTACTATTACTTGGTGGTCAGGTGTGAAATGGGCATCCGGTATAGCACCAACGTTAACTGTTTCTGGTCGTGATGTATTGGGTTTCTTTACGCATGACGGTGGTACTACTTGGAGTGGGTTGGTTCTTGGTAAAGACTTAAAATAATCTCTCTTGGGGGTTGGATGAATATTTTTTATAAAAAAGGATTATTATGAGTGTTAGAGATATAGTACAAGCAGCAGCTGGCGCTAGTCCAGCAACTTATATTGAAGACGTGTTCAGCACCTATCTATATAGAGGTAACGGCTCTACACAGACGATCACAAACGGGATTGACCTGACAGGTAAGGGCGGGCTTACATGGGTTAAAAATAGAACAAATGCAACGGATAATGCTTTGTTCAATCTACCCAGCGGCGGCTACGCCACAATTGCGTATCAAGCATCAAACGCAACGAACGCGAGCATAACCACATCACCAACAACCAGCATAACTACGACAGGTTCTGGGTTCACCCTAAACGGGTCAAGCACAGTCATAAATGCGTCCAGCACCAACTACGCCTCATGGACATTCCGCAAGCAGCCGAAGTTCTTTGATGTGGTGACGTATACGGGGAACGGATCAGCTCAAAACATTCCGCATAACCTTGGCAGTGTTCCTGGCTGCATTATTGTCAAACGCACTGATAGCGCTGGTGATTGGTCTGTTTGGCATAAAGATGCCAGCACACTTTATTTAAACAGTACCGCAGCCCAAGGCTTTAACATTTTTGGTTCTGTTACATCTACAGCGTTTGGTGTGACATCAATCAGTTATTTAAACGCCTCTGGCGGCACATTTGTCGCCTACATCTTCGCCCACAACGCTGGAGGTTTTGGTCTAACGGGTACGGACAATGTGATTTCGTGTGGGTCGTTTACGACTGATGGAAGTGGCAACGCGACTGTAACCCTTGGCTACGAACCGCAATGGGTTATGGTGAAGTCAAGTTCGGCAATAGATGGTTGGGTTATGCTTGACGTAGCTCGCGGTTGGTCAATGGCAACGAACGATCAATATTTGTCGGCTAACATTGCATCTGCCGAATCGGTTCTAACTGGCGGCAATCCAACGGCGACAGGATTTGTTACACCAACTCTACAGGGTGGTACCACATACATCTACATCGCCATCCGTCGCCCCAACAAGCCACCGACAACGGGGACGCAGGTTTACAACGCGATTGCTCGGACAGGTACTGGTGCTGCTGCTACGGTTACGGGTGTAGGGTTTGCGCCTGACGCACTTATTTCTACTCCAAGAAACAAAACACCGTCAACCGCTACATACTTTCTCGATAGATTGCGTGGTGCAGCGCTCTACGTCAAGTCGAATCTAACAACGTCAGAAGGTTCAAATGCAGGATTAACTGCTTGGGGCATGGATGGATTTGTTGCTGATGCAGACGCGGGAGAGGGCGCTGTCAACGCAACGGGCAGCAACTTTATCAACTGGTTCTTCAAACGCGCCCCTGGTGTGTTTGATGTGGTTTGCTATACGGCAACAGGTAGCACCGTAATGACAATCACTCACAACTTAACGGTTACGCCTGAGTTGATGATTATGAAAGCCCGTAGTTCTAGTGGCTGGAATTGGGCAGTTTATGCAGCGTCTCAAGGGGCAACAAAGAAGGGGTTGTTAAATTCAACCAATGCGTTCGGTCTTTCTACGCCTATGTGGAATAATACCGCACCGACAAGCACAAGCTTTACCGTTGGTACAGGGGATGACACCAATCCGTCTGCGGGTGTTACGATGGTCGCCTACCTTTTTGCATCATGCCCAGGCGTTTCAAAAGTAGGCAGCTACACAGGCAACGGAAGCACTCAGACAATCAATTGCGGGTTTACTAGTGGGACGAGATTTGTTCTTATCAAGCGGGCTGATTCAACGGGCGATTGGTTTGTGTGGGACACCGTCAGGGGCATTGTTGCTGCTACCGACCCTCATCTAAGTTTAAATAACACCACTGCTGAAGTTACAACCGATGATAGCATTGACCCAGATGCATTGGGATTTATCGTTAATCAAGTGGCGGCTACAAACATCAATGTTAATGCAGCAACTTACATATTTTTAGCCATTGCTTAATAAATAATCATGGGGGAGGATTTCAACTCCCCCATACTTCAATCCAATAGGAGATTCACATGGAATATATCATCATTGATACCCAAGAAGTGGTGTCACAAGGTGAGCTGAGACGTCGTAATCCAGATATTAGCTTTCCAGCAGTTTGGGGGCAAGAAGTATTAGAATTTTTGGGCGTGGCTGTTGTATTTACAACACCTCAGCCGGAATTTGATACTGTATCGCAAATAGTGGTCCAGGGTCCCCCAATATTGACTGCTAAAGGGCATTACGAACAATCGTGGGTTGTTGTTGATTTGGATCCAGTAATCGCCCAACAAAATCAAATAGCAAAAATGGAACAGGTAAAAGCGTCAATCGTTTCGGTTGTCCAATCAAACCTTGACGCATTTGCTAAAGAAAGAGGGTATGATGGTATCTTATCAGCATGTACTTATGTCAATTCTTCTAACGACCTTTTTAAAGCTGATGGATTAAAAGCGGTTGAGTTACGGGATGCATCTTGGGCAATTTTGTATTCAATTTTAGCTGCCGTTGAAGCAGGTACACGAGTTGTTACATCATTTTCTGATATCGAAGCTGATTTGCCTGTTTTAGAATGGTAATTTGATAAATTAATTTATCATAAAAAAGGGGCTTTTCAGCCCCTTTTTGATTTCCAGAGAGATAATATTAATTATCGATTTGGATACACAATGTATTAGCTGCAAAACTAGGAGCAGCGTCCCCATTATTGATAGTTTTAGGAACAGTTAATGCTCCATAGAATAACAAGTTTCCGCCAGTGAATGCATCATACATACCAAAACCTTGAACAACGCCCCAGTTACCTGATGGAGCATTAAATGAAATTATTGACGCATTGTTAGCAAAACCACTTGTACCAGAACTTACTGCACCAGAACCACCGTGTGTACCTGTCCAACCGCTTAAACTTGCAGCAACATTAGCACGAGTATAGTTGTTAGAACTAGGAATTTCTGTGCCACCACCTGTATCACTAGGTGTTGTTGTAAACAAAGCAATACAAACGTTTGTTGATGGTGCTGTATACGGTGTTCCTCTTAAAATATGATCAATGATTTTGTTTTCAAGATAATCGGACATTGCGCTCATGTATAATTCCTTATTTAAGTTATTTAGTATTTAAGTTATTTAGTATTTAAGTTTAAGTGATTCTAAATATTCATCTGATTTCATATATGTGCCTTTTGGTAATTTTAACCCATTAGCTTTGTATAATTCTTTTATTTCTTGATAAATTGGTCTGGCTGCTTTCGCTTTTTGAAATGTGCCATGTAATCCTGGATTATTATTTACAAAAATGTTTTTTTCATTTTTAATTTGCGTATAAACTGGATTTGTATCTCCTAGGAAAAAATGCGTTCCATCTTTTATTTTTACTTTAGATGGATGATTATCATTTAAAAAATTATGCGTACCATCTTTAATCCTTTTTTGCGCTAATTCCCGTTGAAATTCTCCGCCAATCCAATTATGTGTACCGTCTTCAAGTCTTTTTTGTTGAATTTTTCTTTGAAATTCTCCATCTCCCAAACAATGATGCGTTCCATCATCAACTCGTTTTCTTTGTATTTTTTTCTGTTGTTCGGAAGTTGTTCCGCCATCTAATCCATTCTCTAATTTTAAATTAGCCCATTCTTCAGATTCAATTATATTATATTTTTTTGATAGGTTAATTGCTGTAGCAACTAATACATTAATATCATTAAATAATTTGCACCATAGTGTATCAACATTCGTACCGTGTTTTTTTAAATGAGCTAACCAATAATCTCCAGATCCATTATATTTAAATGGGTTTTTAGAATTAGTTTTACATAAATATTTTAAACCTGTTGATTTATGTTGTTTTATCATTAAATATGTTGGTTTAAAATTTTTCATTTGTTTTTCTGTTATATAAATATTTTCGCTAGACATTATTCCTCCTTATAATTATAATGTTTAGTGCTGGTGGGATGTGGGAGTCCGCGACCAGCTATGTATTTATTATATTACTTTGTTTACTGCAATTGAATTTCCAGCGCCAATATTAGTAATATTAAGTCTTCCATATGGCCAAGGAGTTGTTACTGTTGTATATGCAGTATTTGAATTAGCAACGGTAATTGGTAATGTGGCTAATGAGATCCAATGTTGTTGATCTGTTGATACTTCAATAGCAACATTAGAACTGCCTCCAGTTGAGAATGCTTGAAGAACTGCATTAGGTGGATTAGTAAATTTAAAAGAAAATACTTCTTGTGGACCAGTTAAACCTGCTCCATAATTTGGAGTTTTAGCAACCACACCCCACCCATCATACTGAGCATTTGAAAAATCAATAACGGCATTATTTCCAGAAACACTAGAAACTTTAGCTGCATATCTAGCATCATTGTCTGTAAAATATAGAATTAAATCATTAGTTGCTTGAAGATATGGATTTGATTCAAAATTAATTTGTGTGTTGGCATAATCATATACACCATATAAAGTTCTTGAAATTTCTGTTATCATTTAAAGATTTCCTATATTATTTAAGCTGTAGCTGTTTTAATTGTTGCAAATGCGATTGTAATTGCTTCTGTTAATGATGCATCCGTTACATTTCTAATATTGATTGATGCTGATCCAGCTGCACATCGAGCATTTAAAAGATAAGATCCTGCAGTACCACCAGATAAATGGTTAAGAACTAATACATCACCAGCTTTTAATGTTGAATTAGTCATTGTAAATGATACTGTTGTATTTCCTGCTAAAACAGCATTATTTGTTGTTATTTGTCCAGATGTTTTATTTAAAACAACTGTTGTTGCTTTGTTTGTAAGCTGAGTAATTGTTCCACCAGAACCAGGACCATACCCTATACCACCAGATCCACCAACTAAAACACTACTAATACCAGTTGTGTAAATATTTGTGTTGCTGTATATTATATTTGAACTAGAAAATGTTAAATTAGCGCCTAATAACCATGTTTGAGCACTATTTAAATAAATCCCGCCATTATTTAAATACAAAGAATAATTATTACCTGAACCACTGGCGCCAGATGCTTCACCAAATAACCCGACATTATGGCCACCTGTGTGTATGTCATTAGAATATCCACGAACACCAATTGCAGATCCTTGATCAGCAACTCCTAAAACATGTGCTTCACCAATAACTCCAGCGCATCTAGTTGCTGGGCTTGTATAACCTTTTCCATATACCCCAACCCCGTACACGTTTGCATCAGTTGCGTGCGCCACACCTTCTGCCAATAATCCTATATTATGTATTTCAGATCGTTGATTAGCAGTAGCAGTTGATGATATGGTGACAGATGAATTAGGGAATTGTGTAGTATTTGCACTTGTTCCAACAAATATAGTGTTAGCGTTAATTTGCGTAATTGCTTCTACAACATTTACCCCATCACAATAAATTATTTTTGTAGAATTATTTAAAATAGTAACACCAGTTCCAGCCGCAGTTTTGACAACAATATTTTGTCCACCTGTTGTTTTATTTGATATAATATAAATTTTAGTAGAAGTTGGGATAATTATATTTCGGGTTGCTGTTAATGAGACAGAAGATGTAATCGTTAGAATAGCTTTTCTGGCTTCATCATCGCTTGCGTTAGCTGTAGTTAATGTATAATCTGCGTTTAACATTGAAACAGTTGCCATGCCAGCAATTGCAGCTTCGATAACAATATCCAAATTATTATTGGTTTTTGTTCCCCAAGTTCCCTTATTTTCTTTATTTGCCATTAACTCCAAGCGGAGTAAATCAGAATATGTAGATGCCATTTTAAACTCTATAAATTGGTTAATTTTATAGTATTTATAAAAATAAATAAGATATAAATGGAGAAAATCTATGAGCGATCAAATAACAAGTTTTGAAGAACGTTGTGATTTTTTAGAGAGTATGTTTGATGTAAAAGACTATTCGCAATACGTCAAATTTGATGATTTTTGTACTGCGAATAATCTATTTACTAGAGATAAGATGCTTGAAGCGTTACCTAGAAATGCTATATGGATGATGGAAGAATTTTAGATTAAAGTTGTATAAACATTAACCAACACATTTCTTTGGACTTCAATACCGCTATCAGTTTTTTCTGCAATTGTAACTGAGGTGTTTAATGTGTTCCATTTCTTTTCAGGAACCATTACCAACATAATGTTATATTTTTTGTTATAAAGAATTGATTCACCAAAATCCAACACCTCATCGTTTAATTCCCAATTAACGTGTTTCTGTACACTTTCTTTGAAATCTGAGAAATTTCGTTTAGCCAATGCTTCTTGGTTTTCTTTAGAATCTTTTAGGAAAACATAATTCGCAAATCTGCGATATTCTAATTGTGAACCGTGTAAAAACGGTTTAATAACATGATAGTTATTTGCTTCTTTAATTTCTTTAAAAATTTTACGGCTTTCGAAATAGTGTTTGATTTTTTGCATAAAGTTTTCCAAGTTAAGTTAAGGTACAACTACATTATACCGTTTTTGCGGTAAAAAAGCAAGCACTTTTTTACGATTCGGTTAAAAAACCTGTTAAACCTAAATATAGAAAAAGCAATTTGTTAAAAGAGGTGCGTTATGCTAGATATGTTAAAAGGGTTATTGGACGAAAAACTTGAAGAAGTTTCTAAATCATTATCTGATGTTGTAGTTCCATCAGTTACTGAACCAAAAATGTCACCAAAAGGCGATCCGAAAATTTTTGAGTTACAAAAAAAATTAATTGCTCGCGGTGCAAAAATCACTGCTGATGGTCTTGATGGTCCAGCTACTAGAAAAGCTGTGAAAGATTTTCCAGACGGTACTGCAACGCCTCCTGTAGAAGAAAAACCTAAACAAATTTCTGCTGGTGTTGTGTCATTAGGTACAGTTAAATCATTATTCCCTAAACATAAAGATCCTAGTGGATTAACTGATGCATTAAATGTTGTTCTCCCAAAATATGATATTACAGGAACTGAAAGAGTTGCGTGTTTCTTGGCACAATGCGGACACGAAAGTGCTGGGTTTACAGTTTTTATTGAAAACTTAAATTATTCAGCTGAAGGTTTATGTAAAGTTTGGCCAAAACGGTTTACTGCGGCAACCGCAGGTGCTTATAATCGCAATCCAGAAAAAATCGCTAATAAAGTCTATTGTGATCGTATGGGAAATGGTTCTGAAGCCAGCGGAGAGGGTTGGAAATATCGTGGTCGCGGTGCGATTCAGTTAACTGGAAAAGATAATTATACAAAATTCTCTAAATCTTGTGGGAAATCCCTAGACGAAACTGTTGCTTATTGTGAAACTTTAGAAGGTGCTATTGCTAGTGGCGCATTTTTCTGGAAAGAAAATAGATTAAATGAGAGATTTGTTGATAAAAAAGATTTTGTTGGATTAACTAAGGCGATTAATGGTGGAACAACAGGATTGACCGACCGTCAACATCATTATGATGCAGCTAAGAAATTGTTAGGATAATCCATGGATATCGGTATCCCTAATTTTTTTGATCTTGTAGAACAGTGTGGTGCACCAATAGCCATTGCTGTTGTTTGTGGTTGGTTTTTAATGCAGGCAATTGAATTGGTTTTAGGTAGTGTTGTTAAAACAATTAAAAAATTAACAGGATTACTACGCTCAATGGATGGTCGCGTGCGTCAAATGAATGTTGATGTACTAGATTTAGATAAATTAGTGTCAAAATCTTTAATGGTTGATCCGTTACCTAAAAAGGTACACCATGAAGTTGCTGCAGAAATGAACAAGGATTAATATGAATCAAGCATATATTGGGTTTTTTTCTGATGTTATTATTCCTATTATTGCTAGTAGTGCACTAGGAAGTTTTATTTTCACAGCGTTAAAATTTGTTTTAGGTGATGTTATTACATCAGTTAGAACATTGGCGTCAATCGTTATGGCGCTGGAAAATAGAGTTAAAAATACTTCTAACGAATTAATTAAAATTGACGTTACTATATCTGCTGTTTTAGGATTACGTCCAGATCTAGAACGTATTTCAAGATCAGATGGGCAACGAGACGCTCGCAGAGATTAGGGTTTTATAAATAAAGTATAGGTCGCGAGTTCCGAGGCTCCACCTATTCTAAACATTCTTACAATCGTTCAAGGAGAACAATAATGCTCAGCAAAAATATTTATATGCCATATTTTTATATTATCCGACATAAAGAAACGGGTAAACAATATGCTGGATCTAGATGGGCAAAAGGTTGTCACCCATCAGAATTTATGCAAAAAGGCGGATATACTACATCATCTATAATAATTAATTCTATAATAGAACGGGAAGGCGTTGATGTATTTGAAATAATAGAAATTATAACTTTAGATGAACTTATAATTCCGTTTAGCGTACAATCTGTATATCAATATGAAACATGGTTTTTAAACGAATATAATTGTGCAACTTCGCCTGATTGGTATAATAAACATAATAATGAGGGAATGGTATTTGGAACCTCAGAATTTTATGACAAATCTAAAACAACATGTTTAGAAAAATATGGTTACGAATATTGTTTACAAGCTCCAGAAATACAGGAAAAGTCTAAACAAACTTTATTAGATAATTATGGAGTAGATTCTCCTGCAAAAAATGAAGAAATTTTAAATAGAATGAAAGACACCAATATAAAAAAATATGGTGTAGAATTTCCCTTACAATCTGACGTAATAAAAGAAAATACTAAATTAACTAATTTAGAAAGATATGGTTATGAATATGGGTTGCAATCGCCGATAATAAAAGAAAAATCGAAACAGACTTGTTTGGAAGTATATGGAGTAGACCATCCATCAAAAGATCCAGAAATAAAAGAACGAATATTTAATACATTTAAAAAAACTAATTTAGAAAAATATGGCGTGGAATTTCATGTTAATATACAAGTTACTTGTCCATATTGTAATAAAATTGGCAATAAACCAATTATGATGCGATGGCATTTTAATAATTGTAAATTAAAAACATAATATGGACATAATATGGACATTACAGAAATAGGCGAGTTAATCTCAAAATACGGTTTTCCGACAGTTTCATCATTTTTTATGCTCAGAATGGTTCGTTACGTTTGGGATTTTACAATCAATGAGATTAACCCAGTTTTAGGTGAAGCTAATAAAGAGTTAATTGCTCTTATTGATAGAATACGTCTTTGTGATAACGATCTTTTGAGATTAACTGCTAAATTAAATACAGTTCTTCAAATTCGTGAAAAGGCTTTATTACAACAAGATCAAGAAGAACCGCCAAAACCAAAACGTCCAAGATCAGGATAATTATATGAGAAAACACCTATTAAAGTTGTTTTTTATTATGTGTTTTTCAATTGATGTTAACGCCTCTAATCTAGTTTATGAATTCAATAATCCATCATTTTCGGGAAATGGTTGGTCAACTCAAGTAATAACTCTAGAACAAATAGAATCCGCTCGAAAGCAAAAAATAAAAGATGATGCAGCAGCTGGCATAGCCAAAGCTGCAGCTGATGCTAAAAATAGCAATTTATCTAAATTTTTAGTTAATGTTGAGTCCAGGATTTACGCTCAATTATCCAAACAATTAGCTGATCAAATGTTTACTGATAGTGGAGCAACATCAGGTACAATGGATTTTCAGGGAACATCTATTAATTGGGTTAAAGGTGCAACTGATGTATCGTTAACAATTACAGAATCTAATGGTAATACCACTGATATTATAGTTCCTATTGGTCAGTTTGGATTTTAATATGAAATATATGATTTTATCCATATTATTGCTTACAGGGTGTTCTCAAATTGCTTTGGATATTATGAGAGAAGATCCCGTTCCTATAACATCAAGAATCACATTAAGTAATAAATTACCGGAATTGGAAGGACCAGCAATACCAATTTCTATTTACGATTTTACTGATAAAACTGGGCAACGTAAACCATCAGACAAATTAGCTCAATTATCAACAGCTGTTCCACAGGGAGCAGAATCGTTTGTTATCAAAGCATTACAAGATTCAAAAAATTGGTTTAAGGTTGTTGAACGAGTTGGTTTAGATAATTTAGTTAAAGAGCGACAATTAATTCGCAATCAACGAGATGTTTACGAAGGAAAAGAATCTAAACCATTACCTCCATTATTAGTTAGTGGATTAATGGTAACAGGTAGCATTAGTGGATACGATTCTGATATTCGTACGGGTGGAATAGGGTTAAGGTTATTTAAACTTGGATTCACCCAAGAATATAGAGTTGATCAAATTACTATCTCGATGAGATTAATTTCTGTTTCATCTGGGGAAGTATTAGTATCAGTGGCAACAACTAAAACGATTTATAGTTTTGCTAGTGATGCTGGTGTTATGATGTTTATTGGAACTGGTAATGTAACTGCTCTAGAAGCAGAAGTTGGAAATAGCGTCAACGAACCTATTACTGAAGGTGTTAGAGTTGCTATTGAAGACAGTGTTTATTCTATGATAATTGAAGGGGAAAAACGAGGTCTTTGGAAATTTAAAAAGGAAAAATAGATGAAAATCTTACAAACATATTTGATTATGTTTGTTATGCTCTTTGCTACTACTACATTTGCTAATGATATTTTTATTGAACAGGTTGGGAGTTTATCTGATATTACATTAACACAACAGGGTGTTGATAATCGTATTGGGACAGCTCTTAATCCTTCATTTTTTGGTGGAAGTAGTGATATATCGACTATTGAACAAATTGGTTCTAGAAATGAATTAGATTTGATCGTAAATGGTGATAACACAACTGTTACATTAAGTACAACAGGTAATGACAATAAAGAAACAATTAATTGTGGAGTCAAAACTGCTGTGACATGTAACAATACTACAATCAATCATACTATATCGGGTGATAATAATACTATTGACACTACAATTGGTGCTACAACTAATAGTAAAATGACTGTAACTGGTGATAGTAATGCTATTACTCATACAAGTACAAGTTCTGGTATTGTATCTGCTGATTTAACTTTAACTGGTAACAGTAATACAATTGATTTAACTCAAAGCGGAACTTTGGATAAGAGTATAAAAATTGAAAGTACTGGTTCTAACAATAATATTACTGTTAATCAATCCAATTAATATAAATAGACGGTAGTCGCGGATCCCCCGATCCCACTACCTCTAAACATTTTTACACTTAATCAAGAGGATTAACAATGTCCAGCGCAAATATTTATATTATCACAGAACAACAGCGTTTAAATTTTAAACCAACATATCTTTATATCAAACAACATTCAGTTACTGGATTAAAATATTTCGGAAAAACGATTAAATCTGATCCAATAAAATATAAAGGATCTGGTATTAGGTGGTCAAAACATATAAAAAAACACGGAACTAAATTTGTTACCACTTTATGGTATAAATTATATACAGATATAGATGAATTATTATCCGTTGCTATAACTCTATCTGAAATTTATGATATCGTGGATTCTGATTTTTGGGCGAATATTGTGCCAGAAAATGGGTTAACTGGCGGAGATTCTGAAACTGTTAGAAGGCAACAAAAAGAGAAAGTTGCAGAAGGAACCCATAATTTTTTAGGTGGGGAGATTGGGGGGAGTTTTTCAAGAGAACGAGTTTTAAATGGAACCCATAATTTTTTAGGTCCAGAATCAAATAGAAAGCGAATAGCTGATGGAACACATCCATTTTTAAATTCCGATTTTCAAAGAAATGTTCAATTAAAATTATTATCTGAAGGGACTCATATATTCCTTAATCCAGAATTTCGAGAAAATCAATCTAATAGAGTTAAAGAAATGAATGCAACAAACGTCTCTAATGGTACGCACCCTTTTTTAGGACCGGAGTTGAATAAAAAACGAATAGCTGATGGGACACATCCTTTACTCACTTTATCCAAACAAAGATCTAATAGAAAAATATATCTTGACATAAAAGAATTAGCTAAAACATTAAAGATTAAATTACCACCTGGGCTAAATATGAAATCTGATGAATTTTTATTGAAATTTAAAGACAAATATTTGACTTAATATGCAATTTTGTGTATTTGTATTTTTAACATTTATATCAGTGAATGTTTTATCTGATATAGGGAAAATCGAATACCAAACAGGATTAGCTGAAATTAATAGGAATAATAGATCCTATGCAACTAAAGAGCAATTTCCAGTAGAATCTAAAGATTCTATTATTACAGCTAATTCTAAACTTAATATTAAATTTGAAGATAATACACGAGTTGCTGTGTCTGAACAAAGTAAACTTATTATTGATGATTTTATATACGACCCTAAAAAAACAGCAGGGAAATTAGCTTTAAAGTTTGCTTTAGGAACTGTTAGATATACTTCAGGACAAATTGCTAAACATAATCCTCAAACAGTATCTATTAATACGCCGACTTCCGTAATTTCAATTCGGGGCACTGATTTTAGCGCCACTGTTGATGAATTAGGTAAAAGTACAATTATTTTATTACCCAGTTGTGATATTACTGGTTGTGTTACAGGTGCTATTGAAGTTTCTACTGATGCAGGGTTTGTTTTAATGAACCAAGCATTCCAGACAACAGTTGTATCAGATAAAAATTCTGCTCCAACAAAACCTGTTATCATATCAATCGATGCAGCTAATATAGATAATACATTAATTGTATCTCCTCCTGTAAAATCTACAGATAATTCAACAAAAGTAGAACAAATAAAAACTGATTTAGATATTAATTTTCTTGATCAAGATTTTTTATCATACAAACAATTAGATTTAAATGTTTTAGATTTAAGCAGCGAATTAGATAAAAATTATCTTGAGGTTGCTTTAATGGAAGATATGTTGAACGCTACTAATCAAGTCGGCAGCGATTTATTAGCTGTTGGGGTAATGTTGCCTGGATATAATGAGGCTAGTAATTTAAAATATTATATTAATTCTATTGAACAATTAGTATTAAACAAATCATCAAAACACCAATTTGAATTAAAAATTGATAAAAATTCAGATGCAACATTAAATTTAAATCAAGAAGGTGTTCCATTATCTCAAAGAATTAATATGGGTGTTGCAACAAAAATTACTATTATTCAAAAATAAATAGTTTTTTTAAATATAACGTGAGGTAATCATGAAAAAACTTGTTTTAGCACTATGTTTAGCGTTTTCTACTGCTGTATTTGCAGGAACTATTAACGAACAATGTCCGCAATTAACTGTAAACGGAACTCCACAATATGAATCTCAGCAAGGCGATCAAGAAATTTGTCATGCAAATTATGCAGTAATTCATAGATGCGGAGTAAAGGCTCCAGTTGCAGTATTTGAACATTTAACCAAAGAAGATATTACTGGTCCAGCTAAACGAAAAGATAATTTTCACCCTGATTCTGATGTTTCCCCGCAATGTTCAGCTACTTTAGCCGATTATGCTACTGTTGGTAAAACTCATGATAGAGGACATTTATCTCCAGCTGGAAACAATACTCAAAGTGCTGATATTATGAGCGAAAGTTTTGATTTGAGTAACATGGTAGCTCAGGTAGCAAACAATAATCGTGGGATCTGGAAACAATTAGAAACTAAAGAACGCGAAATGATTTCAACTGCAGGAACAGATTATTATATTATTTCTGGTGGCATTTTTGATCCTGGATACTCTGTAACTGGTAATGGTTTGGGTATTCCAACTAGATTGTATAAAATAATTGTCGAGAAAAATAATAAATCCGTGCAAGCATATTTAATGCCAAATGCTGCGTTACCTGTGACAGATTTACCGAAATATCAAGTGTCGCTAGAAGAAGTTGAGCAAGCAACGCAAATGAAATTTAATTTAAAATGAGAAAAGTTTTATTATCTCCATGGTTTTCGTTGGTAACTCTAGCATTAGTAATAGTGCTACGGGTTGCTGACCCTAGTTTCATAGAATCGATTCGACTTCGATATTTCGACACAATTATAACAAGTCAGCAAGTTAAACCTTCTGAACAAATTCGTGTTGTTAATATTGATGATGAAACGATCAAACGCTATGGTCAATTCCCATTTCCGCGTGACAAATATGCTGAGATAATCCAGACATTATTTGACCATCAAGCTGGATTAGTTGTTTTTAACGTATTCATGCCAGAATCTGATAGGTTTGGAAAGGACAATGAACTCAAAAAAATTATTGACACCTATCCAGTTATCTTACCTGAAGTTGGGGTTAATGATTCTACTGCTAGTGTTGCCCCTAAAATTGGCGTATCCGAAATCGGTGAATCTGCCAGACCTTGGGCGCCACAGTACAAGGGAATACAATCTAACATCCCAGAATATCAGGGTGCAGCAGGCATTGGAGTCGTTAATACCCTCCCAGAAATTGATGGAGTCACCAGAAGAATACCCATGGTTGTATCAGCCACAGATACTCTCTACCCGTCCATCTCGATGGAAACGCTTAGAGTTGCAGCTGGAGACCCTAGCTTTCAAATTAAGTCTAATGAATCGGGGATCGAAGCAGTTAGAATCCCTCAGTTTGGAAAAATTGATACTGATCAATTTGGAAGAATCTGGATCGATTGGTCGAACATACCGATGGAATATTCCTTCAATAGATTACCCGATAGTTTTGATGGTGGAATTGTTATTGTCGGGCTTACTGGACGAGGACTCAATAATCCTGTCGCAACAGCTAGAGGGAACGTCTATCCGCATCAACTTCAATCTACGGTATTAGATACAATTTTAAAGGGTATTAATATTTCTAGACCAGATTGGGCAACCGTTGTTGAATTATTATCAACATTATTATTGAGTATTGTTTCTATATTATTAGTAAGGTGGAAATATGGATTTATTCCTGTTATTGCAGCTATTACCTCTATACATTTTGGTGTTAGTTATATTTTTAACAATTACCATTACCTTTTGGACGCTACGATTCCTGTTCTGGGTATTTTTCTGGTTTATGCTCATAGTTTCACTGTTAAATTTATTACTGAACTAAATGCTAAGTTACAAATCAAGAAACAATTTGGCGGTTACTTATCACCGATTATGGTTGAGAGATTGCAGAAAAATCCTGAATTAATTAAATTGGGTGGTGAGCGTAAAGAATTATCTGTTGTCATGACTGACCTTCGTGGATTTACAACGCTTGGAGAGTCATTTGGTGATGATGTTGAAGGATTAACTCAAATTATGAATGATTATATGACTGCGATTTCTGAGCCAGTATTAAAGAATGAAGGTTGTATTATCAAATTTATTGGTGATGCTAGTTTACATGTTCATGGAGCACCATTAGACGATCCACATCACGCTAAAATAGCAGTACAAACTGGATTAGAAATGATTGAGGCTGTGCGCCAATTCAACATTGAATTACAAACAGCAGGTCGTCCGCCAGTAGGTATGGGTGTTGGTGTTAATACAGGCGAAACTTTAATTGGAAATATTGGATCTAAGACCAGATTTGGATATGATGTTTTAGGTGATACTGTTTCACTAACAGCTAGATTAGAAGGTCAAACAAAAGGCTATGGAGTTTTATTGATCGTTGGACCTAAAACTGCTGAATTAGTTAAGGATGATTTTCCATTAACCGAGTTAGATTGTATCGCAGTAAAAGGTAAATCCATTGGAGTTAAAATGTATACAGTAGCAAATCCACCACCAGAACATCAATTATATCTAGAAGCATATTATGCTGGGGATTGGAAATCTGCTGCAATTATTTGTAAACACTTATCCGAACAACCAGGAAATCTTCAACATTATTATGAATTAATGTTAGAACGTATTTCTGAAGAATGTCCAGATAACTGGACTGGTACATATCACGCAACTTCCAAATGAAAAAAGGGAGCCGAAGCTCCCTTTATCTTTTACATCATACCTGGACCAAAGTTTGGTACTCCGCCATCATTTTCTTCTGGAATAATACCAACCATTGCTTCCGTGGTTAATAATAAACCAGCAACTGAAGCTGCATTTAATAGTGCAGTCGTTGTAACTAGCGATGGATCGATAATACCTAATTCAAACATATTACCATATTCGCCAGTTGCTGCATTATAACCATAATTGTCTGAGCCAGATTTAACTTGATTTAACACAACCGAAGCTTCAGCGCCAGCATTAGTCACGATTTGACGTAACGGTTCTTCCATTGCTCTACGCAAGATAGAAATACCCACATTTTGGTCTGCATTAGCTCCCTCGAGCTGCTCAAGAGCCGATAATGCTTTGATTAAGGCAGTACCGCCACCAGCCACAATACCGTCC